CTACCGGTATACGCATTAAAATCAAAAGGACTAGACACACAACCGATTGACACAGGAGTAGATAACAGCCAAATAAACCCAAGTAGTATATTCGCATACTTAGGAGTAAGAGGTGTGGGGATAGTACCGGGAGCAGGAGTAGTAACAAGAGAATTTCAAGCATTATACTGGTTAGCATATTGGGACGCATATAAAAACTACTACGCAAACAAACAGGAAGAAATAGGGGCGGTATTACACACAACACCGGCAAACAAAGTAGAAACAGTAACAGAAGTGTTAATAAACGGAAATAACGTAGACAGTGGGCCTGTAATAGTTACTGGAGTAGTAGACATTAAAATTACATTCGCAGGTACAACACAACCATTAAACCAAGTAATACTTAGAACAACAACAGGAGAAATAAACGCAGCGGAATTAGGAGGATTAACAGATATAAACTCTACATTCTACGTAATAAGTTACGACTGGGCAAAATGGGGAAACAGAAACTTTACAGGATGGAGATATGTAGGTGAATTCGAAATGCTACCAGCAGGAGTAAATGTACAAACATTCCCACTAAGCGAAATAGACGACATGAGGGAAGCAATCCTAACAGCAACATCAGTAGCAACACCATTCAGTGTAAACGACGCAGCACTATCACCGTGGAACTTCGCACTAGACGAAAGCGCAGAATGGTACGCATGGCAACAACCGCAGGAAGGATTAGCGTTAAAAACATATCAAAGTGACCTATTCAACAACTGGTTACAAACAGAATGGATAGACGGGCCAAACGGAATAAATGAAATAACAAAAGTAGACACAACATCCGGAGGATTCACAATGGACGCATTGTTAGTAGCAAGGAAAGTATACGACATGTTAAACAGGATAGCCGTAAGCGGTGGAAGCTACGACGACTGGATGGACGCAGTATGGACACACGACAGATATACAAGATGCGAAACACCAATGTATATGGGAGGACTAATAAAAGAGTTAGTATTCCAAGAGGTAGTAAGCAACAGTGAAAGCGGAGCAGAAAACCAAGGAGCACAAGCACTGGGAACACTAGCAGGAAAAGGAGTACTGGCAAAGAAACACAAAGGTGGAAACGTAACAATCAAAGTAGACGAACCAAGCGTAATTATAGCAAACGTAAGTTTAACACCAAGGATAGACTACAGCCAAGGAAACGACTGGAGCGTACACTTAAAAACAATGGACGACCTACACAAACCGGGACTGGACGAAATAGGGTTCCAAGAATTGATAACAGAACAAATGGCATGGTGGGATACGTCATTACAAGGAGGGTTATGGGTGCAAAAAAGCGCAGGTAAACAACCAGCATGGCTAAACTACATGACAAACGTGAACAGGAACTACGGAAACTTCGCAATAGAGGACAACGAAATGTTTATGACATTAAACAGAAAATATGTACCAGTATTCGAAGACGACGTATACAGAATAGACGACCTGACAACGTATATAGACCCAATGAAGTATAACAGTATATTCGCACAAACAAGCAGAGACGCAATGAACTTCTGGGTACAAATAGCGGTAGACATGACGGCAAGAAGAAAAATGAGCGCAAGAGTAATGCCAAACTTATAAGGATTAGTGGTTATGTGAGAAAACCTAGACAGGGCACCTAGAAGGGGCGTGCCCAAACTTTAACTAATAAAAACATAATAAAATGAATTACAGACAACAACCCAAACAACACCAAAAAGAGACGTTAAAGGCAAACACAAGCTACGTAGGAGAAACACTAGAAGCAAAGATATTCAGAATGATGAATAACAAAGAACCAATAGGAGACGCAGTGCCACTAACATACACAGACAGAGCAGAAGGGGTAGGGGCACAATACGACATAAGAACAGACAGATGGGAAGTGGCAGTAGAAGGAATGGACAGAGTAAGCAAATCATGGCAAGCACAAAGAGAACAAAGAATGGGAGAGAGAACATACGATACAATGACAAACGAACAGCAAATAGCATTCAATAACAAATTCCCAAAAAACAAACACGCACAAAGTAATAAACAAGAATAATCGGTAAAACACGAGTCAACAGGAGGCACCGAGACGTCGGTACGCACCTGTTCTGTATTATCAAGGGCGAAGAGTCGCTTTTAAAAAAAGCGCGAAAAAATAAAATCACAATAAAACTACAAATTATGCCATTCATAGAAGCATTAGCACAGCAAGCAGGAGGACAAATAGTAGGAAACGCAGTAAATGAAGGGATGGGGCTATTATTCCAAGGAATAAAAAACAAACAACAGTTAAAACAGGCTGGAAAAATGCAAGACCTACAAATAAAGGGAAGCAAACAGCTAACAGACTACAACACAGCGAAACAGCTACAAATGTGGAAAGACACAAGCTATGGAGCACAGAAAGAGCAAATGGAAAAAGCAGGGTTAAACCCAGCACTAATGTACGGAATGAGCGGAGGAGGAGGACAAACAGCAAATATAGCACAAGGAAGCGTAGGACAGCAAAGCGCAGGAACAGCACAAGCATCAAGAGGAGCAGAAGGAATGGGGCTACAATCAGCAATGCTAAAAGCACAAATAGACAACCTAAACGCAGACACAAAAGACAAACTGGCAAACATACCAGTCAAAGGAGCACAAGTAGGACAAATAGGTGCACAAACAGCAAGCCTGACACAAGGGATAGAAAACCAAAAAGCGCAAAAACTGCTAATAGACGCACAAACAAGCCTGACAAACAGCAACGACAGTAAGGTTAAAAGAGAGGAACAAGAGCTATGGATGACACAAAACGACAGGGTAACAGTATGGGCAGAAGAAGCAAAGAGAAAAATACAAGAGGTTAAACAGGCAGTGATACAAACAGGAGTAGACGAAAAAACCGCAGACGAAAAAGTAAAAATACTGGAAGGCGAAGCAGCAGGAGTGATAATCCAAAACGAACTAAACAAAGCAAGAATAAAACTAACAGACGAACAAGCAAAAGCAATAGGAGTAGAACTACTACAGAAGTGGGTATCACTATCACAAGAAGAAAGAAAAACGGCAATAACAGAAAGAGTTGGAAAATTCAACAGCGCACAAAGCCAAAGAACATACGACAACATCCTAAAAGGAATAAACACGGTAGTAGGAGCAGTAAAACCGGGAACAGTAATAAATCAAGGGCCAAGAGAAACAACTGTAATAAACAACTAAAAGGAGGTAACTATGTGCCTATACCCAAAATACATTAAAAACAGAAAATACCAAGCAAACAAGAAAAACGGTGGGCAAGTGCCCACCGTTACAGATGAAAGAGTACTAACAGTACCAGTAGGATGCGGAAACTGCATGGAGTGCAGAAAAAAGAAAGCAAGAGAGTGGCAAACAAGACTACTAGAAGACGTAAAAAATAATACAACAGGAAAATTCGTAACATTAACATTCAGTGACGAATGGATAGCAAAACTAACAGAAGACGTAAACAACTGGATGATGTTAGAAGGAAAAAGAGTAGAAAAAAAGAGAGACCTGAAAGGTTACGAACTAGACAACGAAATAGCAACAAGAGCAATGAGACTATTCAACGAAAGGTGGAGAAAGAAATACAAAAAGGCAATAAGGCACTGGATGGTAACAGAGTTGGGACACAACGGAACACAAAACATACACATGCACGGAATAATGTGGGTGGACATGGAAAGACATACAGCATATAAAGAAATAGAAGAAATATGGAAATATGGCCATATATGGCCAAGAAGTACAAGAGAAAGAGAAAACACATACGTAAACGAAAAAACAGTAGCATACACATGCAAATACCTACACAAGATGGAAGAAGTACACAAAACGTACAAACCTATTATCCTAACAAGCGCAGGTATTGGAGAGAGATACATGCACAAATCAGACGCACGATTAAACAAATACGTCAAAGGAAATACAAGAGAATATTACAGGACAGCAACGGGGCACAAAGTTGGATTACCAATATACTGGAGGAACAAGATATACACGGAAGAAGAAAGGGAAAAGCTATGGTTAGAAAAATTAGACAAGGGGATAAGATATGTAAATGGGGTAAAAATCAAGGAAGAAGATACAACGTACTATACAGCCGTATTAAAAGAAGCAAGAAATACTAACAAAATACTAGGATACGGAGACGATGAAAAAAGCTGGGAAAGAGAACAATACGAAAGGGAAAGACGAGAACTAATGCAAAAAACAAGAATAGCGAAAGGCAAGGCGCGTGCACGCGACGACCAGTAAGGACGAGCTGACGCACGACAATACAGAGTGCCACCACCAAGGTGGTGGCAACAGGTAAGTCATATTAATAAGAGAAGAAAAATAAAAAGAAATAACATGACAAGAGAAAACATAAACGAAACCTTACTTTTATTTGAGTAAATAAAAGTAACAAAACAAACGAATTCCAAAAGGATATTGGATAAGAGAGACGTGATAAGGGAAGAGACTGGTCAGCAAAAAGCTGAATGGATACAGTAAGAAAAACGAGAGGCGTAAAAAGCAGTTCCACGTGAAACAAAAAAATGTGGATAAGATGTGGATAAGTACAAAGGTAAAAATTAGGATAGTAACAAAGGATGGCGTATATTTGTATTGTTAAAGCGGTAGCAATACCGAAATCATTAAAAACAAAAAACAAACAAAATGAACGCAAAAGTAACAACAACATCAGTGACAGTAGCAGGAAACGAAGTACTTGGAACAAAGGAAAAGAAACTGTACTACCTGATAATCGAAACACCAAAGGGAAAATACAACCTAAACGTGGGTGAGAAAACACACGACGAAGTAAAGAAACTAACAGACGTGACAACTAAAATCGAAGGAATAGGAGGTAAACCATGATAAGCAGAGAAGAGTATATTAATGAATGGTGTGAACACAAAGGGTGGATTGAAATGATAGCATTCATAGTACTAGTAACAACACAAACAGGAGGAAGAGGATTAAACTAAAAACAAATAACATGAAAAAACTAAGATGGACAACAACGTCGGAGTACGTAGACAAACACACAGGAGAAAAACTAACCAAAGATGAAGTAGAAAAAAATTACATAATCACAAAAAAATTAACAAATGCAAGACGAGAAAAATACTGGGAAAGACAACACAACGGCGGATACCTCGAACAAACAAGGGGAGTTATTACAATTACAAACGAGTGCACCAGAGAAGGAAAGCAACGTGGACTATTCAAGAACATGGGAACCGATAAGTAAAACACCGTTCGTGTACGTACAAACAGAAGAAGGTAATGAATTCCTAGCAATGGGAAACAAAAGAGTAACAGACTACAGTGACAAAATAGAACTTATGAGAATGGTAAATGAAAGGGATTGGGACCTAATATTAAACGCAGTAGTTGTCATAGTGTCAGACATGGAAAAGAAAGGAATGACAGAATGACATAAAGACAAACGCCAAAAAAAATCGCCCGCTTCGCGGGCTATTGGCGTATTATAAACCGTAAAAACAATACAAAATGAGAAAAACACTTGGAGGAGACCGGCTAGGAGCTGGCAAAAAACAGGAAGTAGAGCTACACAACTACGGAAGAAGTACACATGACAAGGGCTACCTATGGAGAAGCACAATGGCAGCGGGAACACTAGTACCATTCATGACAGAAATAGCACTACCGGGAGACACATTTGACATAAACCTAGATTGCGACGTAAAAACACACCCAACAGTAGGGCCGTTATTCGGAAGCTTCAAAGTACAGCTAGATATATTCCTAGCACCAATAAGACTATATCAAGGAGCGTTACACAACAACAAACTGGGAATAGGGCTACAAATGGCACAAATAAAACTACCGGTATACGCATTAAAATCAAAAGGACTAGACACACAACCGATTGACACAGGAGTAGATAACAGCCAAATAAACCCAAGTAGTATATTCGCATACTTAGGAGTAAGAGGTGTGGGTA